AAACTGAGTGCCCTAACGCTCTAGGTAATACAGGAATTCCAGTACGACTCTGAGCCTCCATTATTTTATTCAAGTGAGCTTCGCTGCCCTTTTCCGTTAATCGTGCTACTACAGCTGGGATCGCCAATAACTGATCTGTATTATTAGACGGAAGCATACCATCTACTGCATCTGATAGTTGCCTAAGTTGACCTGCTTCTCCTACAGCTGTATTTATTGTTTCATCTGTAACTAACTGAATAGGCTCAGGAGCTTCAGGAGCTTCAGGAGTACCCGTACGAGGCTGCTCAGGAGCGCGTCCAGCCAAAGGTCGCTGAACCTGGCCAGGAACACCTGATGCAGGCGAGCCTACAGATTGAGCATGTTGTACCACATTACCGTGTTCGTCTACAATAACTTTTCTAAGCAATCTGTCTGCGGATAAAGCCTCACCTGTTGGATGAGGACCTAATTCAGCTGCACGTTCTGGCAAAGGTCTAACTGGAATATCACTACGAATTGGCGGAAGTCCTTGGAGATTTGGAGCAACTTCCTCTGGATAAGTTCTATACTGACTTGGAATTATTGTTGTGCCCGGATCAATAGGAGCTGCGCTTCCTGGAACTTCTTCAACTGGTCTAATAGGCGTTCCACGCGAAGCTGTTCCTGGAGGTACATCTCGCGTTGAAGTCACTGTTGGCCCTTCAAATACAGTTTTCTGTTGGTTCTTTTGCTGAATTTTTAATAATTTAACTGCCTCTTCTGCTGCATTTGCTTGAGCATTTAATATCTCTTTTGTCTGAACTACACTATTAATAATGTCATCTTGTAATGTTGGGCCTTCGCCGATATACGGAGGAATTTCACCAGGCTTTAATCCTCGAGGTAGCGTACCTTTTCCTCGTCCCATTGCATCCTGAAGACCTCCAATACCTAATCCAGATATAAGACGTCGGTCTGCTGGAGTTGCTCTTTCTAGTTGCGTAGCTGTCGCAGCTGGAGTTTCTGCAATATGTCGAATCAAGCCTTGTCGTTCAAGCCCCACACCAGATAATGCTTTACCAGATCTTTCTGCTACCTTAGCTATAAGAGGTCCGGCAACGTTAGTGACAGCCTTTTTGCCAAGTTTTAGTCCAGTTATTGGAAAATCTGCAGCTGCAAGAGCAGCATTTACTGCAGGATGAGTTCTTCCTAGACCAGCTAACTTAGCAGGAGGGGCCAAAAGTGTTGCAATTTCTGCGGGATTACGAAAAAGTACACCTCCAGGATTAGTAGCTAACGAATCCCCTAAATCACTAATTTGCTGGCCCATTCCCGAAGCAGCTTGTTGGTTTAATCTTCTGCGAGCTTCAAACTCAGGATCATTCGTAGGCTCTCGCGGAGGCATAAAACCTGTATCTTCTATCCGCTCTTGTAAATGGCCTAAACCTCCAGTCACCAAAGAGGCTGCACCTTGAGCTGCATCAATAGGACTAAACATACCCTGAAGTATGCCACCAGCCCCCTTCTGAAGGTTTCCGAGCCAGTTTCCAATATTATCAGTTAAGGATAAAGTTCTATTATAATTTGTTTTGCCGCTAGCATCTCTATGTACATTATTAAGAATATTACTAAGACTATGATCAGTCGACATAGATTGTGTATATTGATGTTTATGGGCTCTTAAAATTTCTAAAGCTAGCACTGAATCTTGTCCAGACAAACTTCGTAAATCTTCGTCTGTCATAGATAAAATACGTGAATGAACTATCACCGGAGGTAAGTTACTAAGATTGGTCATTAGCGATACCCTCCTAACACACGATTAAGAATAGAGTTACTATAGTCATAAATAGATGGATAACGCCCATCTCCTTGAGGCCGAGTATCATTAAATAAATTTGCCCGACCACTATACCATTTGGCAGCTACGCGTCTGATAGCTTCGTTAGGATCACCATTCGCGTGTTGTAGTTCTTCGGTATAGAACCGTTCAAGCATTCCTCGAATAATAGTTTCTTGAATCTGCGGATCAGCTGCAAATTGTTTTGGCGTTATTTCTCGACCTAAAATTTGCCTTGACCAATCAGGAATATTTGACTTCAGTACTTGACCTAATCCAATAGCACCTGTATCTGGATTAATAGCAGTATAATCATTTGACGACTCTTGACTTACAATAGCATTATATAAACTATCTATTTGCGGTGCCTGCTGACGATTACCTAGCCCGCTAATAATTCCAGTAGTACTAGGATCATCAGCTTGAGTACCTAAAAATCCCCGAGCACGCTGACGATCACTCAAACTTGTACCCATCAAAGGATCAATTTGATTACTTCTTTCTGCGTCACGCCGTGGATCGTATACAGGTACAGGTGCAGAAGCCCCACTTCCAATATTTTCCTCAAGAATACGCTCAACACTTTGATACTGCTTTTCAAGTCGAGCATCTAAATCTGGATTTCCTGTTGTAGGTACGGCAATATTTTGGCTTCGTAAACTTGCATAATATGCATCAAATTTGGCGTCCATGTTATCTACTAGCATTTCAAGTTTATTCACTTCGGGAGCGGCATATGTTGCATCAACATCAGGCAACTGTACTTCAATATTTGCAATATCCACATCACTCAAGTTTCCGATATTACCTTGCATTCTCGCGATGGCAGATTGCACTGATTTAACACCGCTTTGTATAGCATTACGTGTTGTAATTCTATCAATAGAAACTGGGTCATCGGTGGAATGAGCTCCTACACCAAAGAGTCTTGGAAGGCTTTGAGTCCATCCCTCATATACTTCAGGATCAAAGATTCCGGACTTACCAACCGTCGTAGAAAGCTGCCGGACATTATCAATTTCGACTCCTGGTGTTACTGTGCCGCCTTCATCCAAAACCTGTCCACGTCTAGCTGCAAACAAAAGTTTTCCAAGAGACTCGCGCATTGTTGCCATATTACTAAATGATTCAATTTGCGCCGGAGTCATCTCAGTTTCAGTAGCTTTCTGCATAAGATCAGGTCTAAGCACAGCTAACTGACCTAGAACTCGAGTACGAACTTCGGTATCTGGGACTTCACGTATACTCATTCCATTAATAACAGAGTTCGTAAAGTTAGCTATCTCTACCTCAGCATCAGTTTGAGCTTTCATTTCTTGACGAAGTTTTAAATTGTCTAATTGTACGCCGGTTTGTGCAGCTCGAGTACGCAACTCATCTTGTTCCATACTATGCCGTCGCCAGTCCAGCGTAGATCTAGTCATAGCTTCTGCTTGCCAATCCGCAATTCTGTTACGTCGCGTTGCTTCCCTATCTAATGTATCCTGACGACTTAGTTGACGTTTTACCTGCGAAGCAGTATCTGCGCGAGTACCTTCATCAATCGCTAAATTGGATATAAGCTGTCTACGTCTATCAACATCGGATCTAAAGCCTGCCGTAAATGCGTCTAGATTACGCCCCTCTAAATCTCCTGGTTCAGGAACAAATCTATGCCCAGCTACAGTATTTTGCAGTAGACGTGCATCAGATCCTTCACCAAACATAGGATCAGCTGCAACTGTATTCCGCAAACCTGCAAAAATACCACCACTCTGATCGGCCCCACGCTGTCTTGCTACGTCAGCTGCGCGCTGATCAAGCTGACCTTGAAGATTCTCTTGTTGAAGTCTTTGTGTTGTAAGGCCCTGATGTAGTTGAGCAGCTTGCATCCCTAAACCTGAAACTCGAGCTATTCCAGATGCTAGGCCACTAAGTCCACTGCGACTAAATTCCTGTTGAGGTGCCCTAAAATTAAATCTTCCTTGACCTAACGCATTAATCAGATTAGCTCGTTCTTGAGCTATTCTTTGTTGTTTGTTAAATCTCTTTATATCTCGGTTACCTAAGAGATCAGAGACCAAACTTGAACCTACATTAACTGCGGCTAACCAAGGCAAAACTTGTGTCATAATTAGATCTCCTTAGATTCCTCTTTCCTCAGCTTGCCGGCGTCGGTTTACGCGAGCAATTTCTTCAAGTTCTAAAGCACGTTGATGTCTTTGGGCTTCAATATCTGTAGAGGTTGCTGTACCTGTAGGTAATGCATTAAGATTTTGTGCCGGTCGTCGAATATTAAATAGAAGATCTTCAATCAACGGACGCACAGTAGCTGAAATACCTCTATTATTTGCATCACCTGCTGCGATTTCCATACCCATCAGAGCGAGAAGTTGATCAACCTGAGATTGGTTTCTGTTAAAGTCAAGCTGCTGGCCTGTGATAGTTCGTTGGCCTCCTGGCAGCTCTCCTAACAATTCAGCCATAGCTAAACGTTGTTGTAATGTATTCTCGCCATCAAACGTACCTGTAAGCCCAGCAGTTGCTACATCTCTATTAAACCTAGAATTAAGAAGATCTTCTGCAAATTGACGCTCCTGAAGTGTCTGTTGTCCCTCGCCTCCAAATGTCGCAGTACCTGTTCCGAACATCTGAGCAAGCATCTGATCACGATTTAAGTTTCTATTTTCTTGGTCTGAAAATCTCTGAAGTCCAAGTTGCCTCGTAAACTGATCATTTTGTAAGGCTTGGGCAGCAGAGCGCATATCAAGATCACGAGTAGCTAAACCGAATGCTTGCTGCTGGGACTGAAGGAATTGTTTATCCTGCTGAGATAACTGCAATCCCTGCAAAGCTCGCTGAGCGGCATTTTGTTCCTGCATAACGCGAAGATCACGGTCGAATTGTGTTGCCTGCTGCGCCAACTGCATATCTTGAAACTCAGCTTGACGACCGAATTGTGAGGCTTGTTGGCCCTGTGCTGCATTAAACTGTCTAATTTGTTCGCCAAGACTTAGATCGAACTGTCTATTCTGCTGTTGCTGTGCCTGAGTCTGTTGACGATTCTGATTCTGAATCTGCATAAGAGCCTGAGCAAGTGCCGTATCTTGTTGCCCGGCTGTTACGCCAAACTGTGCAGCTTGCTGACCCTGCTGACCTTGGAACATACTAAGTTGCTGGGCCAGATTAGCATCAAATTGACGATTTTGTAATGCTTGTGCAGTAGAACGCATATCAAGGTCGCGAGTAGACAAGCCAAATGCTTGTTGTTGAGCCTGAAGGAACTGTCTATCTTGCTGAGATAGCTGTAGTCCTTGCAAGGCTCGTTCTGCTGCAGCCTGTTCCTGCCTAACAGTCAGCTCACGAGCGAACTGTTCGGCCTGATTAGCTGTCTGAAGATCCGCTAAATTGGCTGATCTACCGAATTGTAATGCTTGTTGTGCCCGTGCAGCTTGCTCTTCCTCAAGACTACTACCAAACTGAGCAGCTCGATTAGCTTCTTGGAGTTCTGCTAAAGTAGCTGTCCTACCGAACTGTAGAGCTTGCTGGCCTTGCTGACCTTGAAACATGAGTAACTGTTGAGCTAATTCTTTATCAAACTGCCTATTCTGAAGTGCATTAGCAGAAGTAAATTGGCCAGCCTGCTGAGCTTGCGCTGCCTCAAATTGTGCCTGTTGATTAGCAATCTGTAAAGCACTCTGACCTAATTCATCCCGTTGCAGACCTAAAGCTCGTTTAGCTAAAGCTAGCTGGTTGTTCTGCTCAGCCTGGTCAAGTCTATATCGTCTACCAGCTTCTAGTTCAGCTAAACTTGCGCTGCCTTGTGCAAGGTTCTCTGATATCTGAGCTTGTCGGACACCTTCTTCGAACTGTTCGCGTTGTGTCGGTTCAGTCTGAGTAAGCAATCTAGCTAACGTACGGTCAGCCACACTTTGCTGCATATTCAAACGAGCTTCATTAGCTCCAAATTCAAACTCTCTCTGACGCTGTGTTCGATCACTCTGACTCTGTTCAAATCCAAGAGCTAAGTCCAAAGCTCGCTCATTAAGTAAACGATTCTCTAAACCTAAATCAGCTTCAAATCCTGTAAAATCTTGAGCTCTTGCTAAGTCTTCATCACGACGACGTTGTGTCTCTGCGTCAATGTCCAGAAGACCTTGCTGAATACCTGCATCAAACCTGCCTAAACTATCTATCGTATTTCCCCCGCCTCGCAAAACTCCGAGACGAGATAGTTCAGCTACAAGATTGCCTCGGGCACCTGCGGCGTCAGTACTAAAACGCTGGCGAGCTGCTTGACGGATAGCATCTTCCTCAAACGGCGCACCGAGTCGAGCAAGGAGTTGCTCCTGAAGCAATCCACCAACTGAACCAATCCCCACATCTCGTTGAGTAGGATCAGCCAGATCATCTAAAAACCTAGACTCTAATGCACCCTCAAGAGGGCTCCTTGTGAACGCAGGAACTCTTAGTTGTTCGAGAGCACTACGTCCTGCAGTTTCAGCATCTGAACCTAACCCTGCTACCAATCGTTGCTGTTCACGCCGAATGTCTTCGTTAGAATAACCTTCTTTTTGATCCGCAACCAACTGCGAAACCTGTTCACTGAGTGACTCTATTGCCTTACTATCCTCAGTACGAATCCCTACATTACCAGTTGCAGGAGGAGAAGGTAACCTCGATGTTGTATCACTAGTAGCAATATTTGAAATTCGGTCTGATAAACCTGTATTAGCTGCCGTCAGATCTGCAATTTGCTTAGACAACTCAGCTAATCGGTCGTTCTGTTCTACGCCGCTTGAAGCAGCTTCTGCAACTGCCCGAGGTTCACGATACCGAGTGGCTGCAGCATCTCTGAGAGAGCCAAAATCTAAATCAGCAATCTTGGAGAATTGATGTATCGGTACAGTACCACTACCGATCAAACCTCTTACTTCTTCTACTGCATTTTCTTGTGTAAATCGACCAGCATCCAACAATGAATTAAACCGCGTAATAACCGCAGGATCTAAACCTAGACCTTCAAATGGCCCACCTACACCGTGTGCGCGATCTGTTTCACGTTGCTGAGCAAGCTGTTTAGCTCGGTTTTCTTCCTCAATCTGAGCAAGTGTTGCACCTCCAGATGCTTGGAAAGCTGCAGTATTAGCTGTACTAAGACCTAATCGTCTGTCCAACTCAACTTCGTCAAATGGAGTTCTTGCTGCTCCAAGAAGACGAACAGCCGCATCTCGTCCCTTTGCTCCTACAAACCGCTGAAGCCGGACATTTGCAGCCCGGCCTCCGCCAAAAATTTGATTCGCTATAGTTCTGTCTTGTGTAGAGAAACTCGTAGCCATTAGACTCCTCCAGTTGTATACAGAGTTTCTTTACCAATAGGCTTAAACATAAGATCAACTCGCCGTATAGTAAAAGGTTCTGACGCATTTGCGTTCAGATACTTCAGTTGAGTGAATGGATCATAACCATAGAGATCAGTGTCGATAAACGAACCCCAATCAGATCCCCGGATAGTGGATGAACCAATCACAAACTCTGTAACAAGTGCGTCAGTAGGATCACCTACATCGAATTCATTGACACGTGAAGGAATCCCAGGACCACGTTGCTGCACTAGTACATTTAAGTTTTCATTCTCAGAATTAAACTGATGGCGAGCATAAAGCCACCTAACGCTGTCAGCCGCAGAAAGTGGAGGTGTTGCACCTGTATGGAAATACGCGTTAATAGCTGCCGTATCATCCACAGTTCCTGTATCATGCTGCCATGCGAAACCATCATCGTATCCTCCATAATATAATTTATTATCGAAGTACGCAGAAGCGTTTCTCGTGAATCCATTATGTGGACCTGCCCACGAACCTAATTGCTCATTCCAGATCATCACATGGTTCATATCTGTTTGTGCTACACCATATGGAATAGCAAACTGAACTTGACGTTTGTGGGGCACATAAATTGCATGAGATTCACTAAGACGTGATTTTCTTACAGTATCCCAATACCGTTCACCATCTAATGCATGGGAAATTTTCTCTGGTTGGTTAGCGCCATCCCACCGATAAATACCTTCTTCTCGCATAAAGTACATAAGCCCGACTTCGCTAACTACAACCGAGCGTCGAGCAACTGTACCTCTATCTGCGCGTCTTTGGCGACTATAAGGTTGATCAGTATTATTTGTTGGAAAAAGTCCCCAAATAGCATTCTCAGTAAGTACAGCGAGAAAACTCTTCATAGCTACAAGAGCAACTACGCGCTCGTCAAACTGATAAAAATCGTTAGCTCCCCATGTTGTTATATCTGTTTGGCTGCTATACCAGACGCGGTCTTCACCGCTGGAGAGGTCTCCGAACCAAGCTCTGTTGTCGAACCAAGCGGCTGTTCCTGCTGAAGTAAATCGAGAATCAACATCTGCAGTCGCTTGATTTCCGCCAGAGGCAGCCCACGAGAGTGCAGGATCATTGCCGTTTCCATTGCATGACAAAAGAGTTCCGCCACAATTTGCTGCGATCCAGGTTTTGTCATCTCCAGCAGTAATTGTAGCTGATCCTGAACGGTCAGCAGGAGTTCCTCCAAGGTTTTCGTAGAATTTATTGCCAAAAAACCCCCATGTAACAGATGACGAAGCTGAAAAACGTTGCTTACCTAAACCTGTGCAAGTTGCCGCAGAATTCAAATCCGAAGAATTAAGTTTAGCTGTACCGTTTCGTTTAGATAACTCACCATACAAACCTACATCCATATTCTGCATCTCAAACAGTTGATCCACTTCGAGGTCAATTGCTGGGCGCGAATAATCTACCCCACCTCTCCACGGACCAAAAGTTACACGATCGGCTCGAATTGGCATTAGCTAAGCACCGGTGGATTATAGAACTCGAAACGACCTAGAGTATCGGAAGGTCTGCCAAGCCGCACTCGTTGGTTAGCAAACGCACGACCTTCAACTGTTAGGGCTGTATCAATCGTATTATCTTTATTTCTGCGCTCTCGATCCTCGCCTTCGTAGTCGCCTTTTTCTGCATGATACATCTGCGACACGCCGTAAATAAGTGCGTGCTGAACCCACACTGGCATATAAATAGCAAGATCCGTAGAATCTGCAATAGTAGACGAAGCTCCATCAACTGTAAATAGCGGCAAAACCTTATGATAACGATAAGTAATAGTAGTAGCTGAATCATTTGGTGTTGGATGCATCATAACTTCCCAATATCCAGTAGTAGAATTAAGTCCTATTGGAATAACAGTATCTGGATCACCGCTGTCTGATTGGTCAGCATCTACAGAATCAAGCCATGTTGAAGTTTGTATTGCCATGGTAATGTTATTTGTTACATTTCGAAATCCAATCGGCGCATAAACATCGGCCGCTAACGAATACGTCTTTGTTCCACTAGTTGTCGTAATGCTTGCTTCAGTCTCAGACCACTGCCACTCTGTACTGGCACCAATCTCAGCCATCTGAATATTCATATAATCACGAGCATTGTCAGTAAAGGCTGTACTAGCGATAGTCAACCCTGCTCGTCTTAATGCAATAGTCATGATGTCTGTGGGTGTCACGGTAGTGCTCCTATTCGGACGCTAAAAGTGCAATTGACTCAAGGTCCTCGTCAATATCCATAGAGGAAGATGAAAAAGTTTTTCCTTCTTGCCATGCAGCGTGCCATGCAGCAACTGCCTCATCACCCCGTTCCATAATACCTTCTGGGGGTACAGGCAAAAAATTCTCTGCCGCATGTACAGCTTCACCTTCAGATCGCATAGTTTCTAAATGGTTTCTATTTCTACTTGCTTTCGGAGTTTTCTTACGAATCCCAGGAATTTTAAGGGCTTTAGCAATGGCATTTTTTGTGGTTTCATCTGCCGTCATCAGCAGCTTAGCCAGATCTCGTGCAGTCACAGGTTTCTCGCCACCAGCTACAGGTGTAGCAGGAACATCAACTTTAACCTGTGCGGGAGGAGCAGCCTTTGGAGTTTCAGGCAACTCGTGTCCCATGGATTTAGCGTTCATCGACTATCCTTTAATTTGTGAATGAGGAGAGAGCAGAAAATTTTCACTTCCCACCCTCTCCCCAGATAACTAGGCTACCAGACCCTGAATCATCCACTGGACATGACCAGTGTTATCAGGAGCAAAGACAGCATAGCCAACTGCAGGTTCAGTGTATGCATCCTGCAACTGAACTGCACCAGCAACGCCATCAGAGAGCGTAAGCTGATCACCGATAGCAATTGTGCCGTCAGCAATCGACGTAGCGATACCCGCTGTCTGGAACCAACCATAATAAGCATCTGTGAATGCAATCGGAGTTACACCCGATACCATATAATCAGTAGCCGCGGTAGCTCCAACTAGCTCTGTCCACAGATTGCCGGTAATCGCGATATCCGAAGAAGTGGTAACCGCGACTACCAGACCATCATACAAGTGAAAATCAACCTTGCCAGAAGTCGTATAATCAGTTGCACTATTCGACTCAATGCGATACTGATGACCTTCGCCAGCATCATCTGTAAGCGCAATCAAACCACCAGCATACTGGTTCTTTGATACACCAGAGAGGGTAGCCTGAAAGGCTTTTGATCCTGCAGAGATAGAAAAATCACCTGCAGCCGCAATGATCACATCATCAGTTTCAGCCAAACAAGTCGCAGAAACATCCTGCGAGACTAGAAGTCCTGCACCAATAGCTGCACCTGTCTGACCATACCGAAAACAACGTCCATCCGCCAACTCGATCTTCTCACCAATGCGATGCTTTGCAGTAGAAGACTCCTCATAAATTCCCTGAGAAGCCTTGTTGCCAGTTACATTAGCAGCCTGAGAAATCTTATTGCTGACGAAATTGTGGTTTACGAGAGACATCGTAACATCCTTTCCTCGGGATCAACCGAGATTACAAGCGGGGTCAGCCGCCATTAGGTCAGAGTAGTTGCAACACCATTCCGACGAGGATTGTTGATGGTCAGCTGAGCACCAACAACAATAAATGCTACCTTCGCGAACTGATTGTGCGGCTCCTTAAACGGAGTCTTAGCGAAGTTAAGGCCCTTCTGAATCTTCAACTTCATCGTGTTCGGATTGATCATGTACATATGCTGACTAGGACAATCACGATCGTAGAACACATTGGCGCCGCGGAAGTTGACCGTACTTGCATCAACCTTCGCAGTACCACTGCCACTCGTTAGTCGCGCATAGCCCGACGACTCAAAAACTGCCTCGAGGTCACCAAAAACCGTGAGCGTCGTAACGATGCCCTTAGGCGTGGTATTGCCTTCAGAGCAATTATTCCACAAAGTACCCATACGAGACACGCCATCGTAAATACTGCCGGTAGCATTATCCACGTTGGTAGAAGTGGCATCAGAGATGTTTCTCCACCAAGTTTCGTTCGCACGGTTGATTCCGCCAACAGTTCCGGAAGTCGGAGTATCTGCAACGAGATCCTGTAGACCAAGAATAGCCTGACCTGACTGAGCAGAGAAGATCGCGGCACTCATCGTATCGCGGATCGTCATCATGGACTGCTTAGTCTTGGCCTCAAGCATCTTAATGGCCTTGTCAGTGGTACGATTTTCCATTTCTTCCGTCATGGAGATCGTAATAGGTACAGCCAGATACCGCCAGGGGAAGAAAGCCGCAGTGATACCATCCACTGCGTCCGTATTCACCTCGTCGTATCCGTTGAACCAACCACCTGTATTCTTACCATACATCACATCTTCCTGGATTTCCTTACCTCCACCCTCGGTCTCAAGGGCATTGGCGCGAAGCCAGGCTAGAAAGGGATACTCATCAAAAATCGTATCGGTGAGTCTTTTGCGCTTGACTCGCATAGTGCTCGTCCACGCATTGTCCCAAGTCTCTGTAGTAGACGTTGGTGCCATAATAATTAACCTTATTCAAATCCTAAATTCTGAAGTTCGGCAGTTAGTCCAGCCTCATCAAGAGGTGGAGCTGATCCTGCCGCCGGAGGTTGTGCAGCTGGAGAAGGTCGTTGACGATTTTGAGCATTCTGTTTGGCCTGCTGTCCGGATTCCCTAAGCTGAGTTGATTTCTCTGCTGCGGCAGGGCTAACAATTGCGAGTGCTTCGCTAACTGTATATCCCTGTCCAGTGCGAGTATTCAACTGACCTCTAAGGGCTTTCACAGCATCCCAATTATCCCGTAAGTCCGCCTCTCCAAATGTTGAAATTGCTTCATCAAGCTCTTGTTGAGCCTGTCCTTCAGCCTGCTGTTGAGAAGTTGATTGTAGTGTACCCAAATAACCCTGCAACTGCTGATTTTGCGCTTAAAGAGCCTCAAATTTCTCATGAAGTGGCGTAACCAGTGCTTGAGTAATTCCGGCTACAGTACTAGCTTC